TTAGTCCGCCATTTCAAAGCACTCGCACGGCTCGTTATTCTTCTCACCGTAGAAGCGGATGTCATCGTCCTGCGACACCTCAATGTTCTTCGCGGTGCATTCGTGGTCGCCGTTGCAGATGTCGTTCGGTCGGCAGTGTTTGCATTTTCCGCAGGTCATCTTTTGTCCTCCTTTCCTCAACGGGGTTCCTCTTTCTTTACATTCTCATTATAGCACTTTTAGTCGTAAAAGTCAAGTTTTTTCCGAAAAAATTTTGCCAAAAGAAACTTGAAGTCGCAAAACGGCGAGGGCTGACAACCCTCGCCGTTTTACATTTTCACCGGTCAAGCATCTTGCTCAACAGGCTATCGTACATCTGACGCAGCTCCGCACACCGGGCTTCGGATTCAGCAAGGCGGGTTTCCAGCATGGGGGGGGGTCTCGTCCCTCGGCTCGGCAGCCGCATGGGGCGCAAGTCCGAGGGAAATCATCATCGCCTCCTCGATGTCCTCCATCTCCTCGGCGGTGACAGCCCCACGGTAGGAACCGAACCGCTCGGTAGACACAGAAGTGATCTGCTCGCACAGAGCCGTGCTCTCACGGCTCAGGCTGCTGATGGTGACGTGGGTGGGCAGGTCCCGCTTGGGCTGCGTGGTGAGATACACAACCTCCACCGTGCCGCTGTACTGATTGTTGCGGTTGTTGGACACCACGATGGCGGGACGCCCCGCCCGCTGCTCACTGCCCACGCTGTACCCACTCTCGATGTACCAGATGTCTCCGCGCTTAATATCCATTGTGCATTCCTCCTCACAGATTGAAGTCCACGTCCGCGTCATCGTACTCGGTCCCGTGGGCGTGATTGTAGCTCTCGATGCTTTCGCCGGGAATGTAGCTCTCACCGTCAGGCTCAAAACGACCGGCGCGAAGCACACCGCGAAGCGTGAGCGTAGAATTGTGCTTGTCCTCTCCCAAGATGGCGTCTGCCTCATCCTCCGTGATGTTCAATGTCACGCCAAGGCGCATCCACAGCTTATGCTTGGCCGCCGCAGGGACAGGAGGGTTGCGCCGGCAGCTATCGGTTTCCCTGCTGTAATCGCAGTTGCCGGTTCCGCTGTGATGACACTCATCACAGAGCATCAGACGCTCACCACAGTAAGGGCAGAAAGCCTTGAACCCGTCCGTGTCGGTGTTCCAGAACATTTCGACCTCGCTCTCACAGTGCGGGCAATACTCGGTGACGATGTTCGTCCGAGGGCCATCCTCGTCCAGATATGCCTTGCGCAGCAGCTCTGCCGCCTGAAATACCGTGTCATCACAGGCGGGGCAGTTATCGCAGGTGTCGCCCTTTGCCCACCGTTCCAGCCGCTCGATGACACTCATCGGGTCACTCGACACGACCTTTTCAGCGGTCATGTCGGTAATCTCCGAATCGAAGAAGTTGAATCCTGTGCGGGTGGCCTTGTTCTTTGCCTCCCGCTCGGACGCAGCTTCTACCTCGACTTCGCCGTAGCGGAGTTCGCTCACTCTGACTTTGTATTTCATCCGAATACTACCTCCCCAAACAAAGCATACTGGATAATCATGTCGGCTCCGTCAGCATCTACTTCGGACGGGTCGATTGAGCCACTTCCGGCGTCAATAGCCACAGGCACCCCGTCCTCTATCGCTTGGGCCAATCCTCGTAAGAACTTGTCCAGCGTCAGCTCCCACTTGTCGCTGCTCTCGGCATCGTAGAGCATAAGAGAGCCGCCACGCCCAATCTGCTCGTGGGCGTACTCCCCAAGCCTCTTTCCAACGGGCTTTGCGGCTCCGCACCAGCCAGTGATGCCGCCATCCAGTGCGGTACACATGATGTCGTCGATGTCCTGCATTGTGACACGGGCCTTGAGTTCCAGTTCCACCTCGAATTCACGGGATTCGTTTTTCATACCTTGCACACCTCCTCAAAACTTTCCTTGCTGGCAGAGGCCAGCACTTCGTTGCCGTACTCGGTGAGCATCTCTCTGAACCAACGCTCGTTCTTTTCCAGCCACTTCTCTGCCTGCGCCGGGGTGAGCGTGATGCCATTCTGCTCCGCAGCGGCAATAACGTCCTCGGCACACCAGCGAACTTGGGCGAACCATCCGGCCTGCTCAACGCTGGGCGCATAGTGCTCCATCATCTGCTTAACCCGAAAGGACGGAATCAGGCGGGAGCCGTTGGTGTAAATCCGTCTGGCGTCCTCGAACTCATAGTCGTGCAGGAACTGTTCCCACCTGCTCGGGAAAGTCATCGTCTCTCCACTCATACTGTTCACTCCCTCTCACCACATATCGGCATCGCACGGGATGCTGACGAAATACCGGTCGGCTCCCTCATCATATCGAACGTCAGCGCCGTATCCGCTTTTCTGGATGCTCTCGATAACGTCCTCAGTTGGGCGTTCCGCATACTTGTTCCAAACGCCGTGCTTGTACATCACAGTCTTCGTATGCCGGATGGCATTGATGGCTGGCTCAAAGGCCAAACTGCAAATCTCTTTCATGCCGCTCACCTCCTTACCACGTGCGTAACAGCCCTGCCGCGATGGAGCGGCGGGTTCCGATGCAGCCAAACTCAGAGCAGTCAGGCATATCGTGATTGTAGACATAAGCCATAGGCTCGCTGTTCGCCAGATCCTCACGGTCCTGCGCCCACTCCTCCGGGTAATCGCTGACGTAGAGGTAGCAATCCATCTTTCCGAAATTTGTGTAGCTGCGGATGACGAGGTAAACGAGCGCGTTGTGCTTCTCCTCGAAGTCCCTGATGCGCTGCAAGTCCTCGCCCTCAGCCCAGAAGAACGCTCCCACCGGCGGCTCGCTGATGCTCACATAGCCGTCCTCCTCGAACTGCTTGATGGTCTGCGGGAAAATATCGGCCAGCTTCATGCGCTTGATGGCCTCGGCTTTCTTTTCGTCTCTTGTCATTTCAGGTATCTCCTTTCAGTCATCGTAATCATCGGCGCCGCCCAGCAGGTTCTCTTTCCAATCACGGTATCTGGGAACTCTGCTGAGGGCTTTATCAAGGAGCCAGAGGACAAAGCCTCCGGCTCCGAAGTAGGCACCGAGCAAGCAAAGGATGAACAGCCCGGTGAACAGGTCTTCATTCATCGTAGCCCACCTGCTTTCTCAACATACGGGCGTACTCGTTGTACGCATGGACGCTTTCGCGGTCATTCCAGTCGGTCTGCTTGTGCTTCTCTGCGAGGAGCGCATAATATTCGTCTCTTGTCATTTCAGTTCCTCCTCGTCGTACATATCGCCGTAATAATCGCCCAGCTCGCTTTCAAACAGCATACGGATCACATTGTCGCCGTGCTCTTTTCGCAGGGCTTCAAGCTCGCCCTCGGTGTAGAAGTCAAGCAGGGCGGCGTATTCGTCCCGAATATCCTCCGGGACTTTCTTTAAGCTCGGAGCGTCCTCCAACACGAGCGGGTAAGTGCCTCGGCCCCAATCGCCCCAGCCGCCGTAACCGTATCGGCTGAAACGGTAGCTCTCGATGTACTCGTACTGCGGGAAGTCGGGCTTGGCCGTATCTGCGACAATCTCCACCACTTTCTTCACCGTGGCGTTGAGGTGCTTGCGGTCGATGTACTCGTGCTGGGTGTGGGCGTTGTAGTAACCGGACGAGAGGTTCACCGCCGCCACGCCGAGCGCGGGAGCGAGGAGAGAGATGTCGCTGAACGAACCCCATTCCGTTTCAAACCCCTTGCTCGTGATGTACTCCTCAAACTCCGGGTTATCGCAGTCGTAGTAAACGGCGTCGTTCCTGCCCTTGCGGTCAATCTCGACCAGCATTTTCAGGCTTTCCAGCTCTTTCTTTGGGAGTTTCCCTTTCTGGAAACGAGTGCAGAACGCGCTCGCCCCGACGCCCCCGACTTCCTCATCACAGGTGAACAGCAGCCACGGCTTGACCGCAGACTGCTCGTAGACCGTCACGAGGGCGTAAACGCCGCAGCGGTCATCGCCGCCGATTCCCTGCGGGGACATCAGGATGCCGCCGTTCTGCGTCTTGCAGATGTGCTTCACAGGGGTCTTGTGAACCGTGTCGAGGTGAGCCACCAGCATAATCGGAGCCTCTCCGCGAACAAGGATATAACTGTTCTTGCAAACCGTCGTGCGGCCTTTGAACCGGTCGCACAACTTGGAAAACAGTTCTTTCTGGGTGGGCATCAGGAAATCTTCTAACTTTTTCATACCGCTTCGTCCTCCTCTTTCTCGTCGATGACGGCTCCGCACTCAGGGCAGGTCCCGTCTTCACATCTCTCAATCATCGTGTCGCAGTGCGGGCAGATTTCGTAAGAATCCATGCAATTCTCGCAGACGTAGGCGTGGTCGCCGTCATGCAAAGTAACGAACGTCATTTCCTCTCGGATGTGGTACTCGCCGCAGCCCTCGCACTGCTCGTAATATCTGTCGCGGCAGTCCTCGCAGACAAGAACCTCATCGCCACGGGCGTTCACAACCTCCGTCATATTGTCCGTGTGGTGATAATCGTCACATTCGTAGCACTCCCTGCAATACTCATCACGACAGCTGTCGCAGTAATAGCGGTCGTCAATTTCTGTGATGCAGTCGTTCGGCCAATACTCCCCGCAGCACTCGCAATAGCCAAAGTTCTCATCGCGGCAGTCCTCGCAGACCTCGATCCAATTACCGCGTCTGTCTCTGACGGAATACAATTCCTCGTCAACATATTCCTCACAGCACTCGCAGTAATTACCGCCGCGACCGTCCTTGCAGTCCTCGCAATAAACTCCGTAGCTCGTCTCGCAGCCGCAGGAAACGCAAAGGCCGTAGCTCCCGACAACGAGGCTTCTGAAATCCTCCTCGTGGTCGGCGCGGATGCTCACCTTGCCGTCGAAGTTCTCGTATTCCCAATCAAGATAGCCGCCGAATCCGTCTCCTCGCTCAACGCAGAAACTCTTTTCTCCAACCGTCGGATAGGTCTTCCACAGGTTCGGAACATTTTCCAGCATCGAAATCTCGCGCTGAATGAGGTCGCGGTACAGCTTGGAATCCTCGCTGGCTCCATAAACGCCCCCGGAGGTGTTATACATCCGGCTCTGCAAAAGCAGCCCATTCCCCGGTTTGTATGCGAAAACCTGCCGTGTGGTCTTGCGATTGTTCAAGGTTTCCTTGTCGGCGGGGTCTGCCACGGTGAATGCGATGAACGAAACCTTATCCCGCGCATAGCCTGTGCAGCCGTTGTTGTACTCGTACTCGGTCGAGTTGAACGAATGGCAGCTCGTCAGGGTCGTACCGCGATGATCGCCTTTCGGATTACTCATCGTGATGAAATGCGCCGGGTTGATGGAGACATACAGCTTGAACCCGATTTTCTTCGAGGTCAGCTCGTCCGCAAACTGCGCGTACAGCCTCTGGAAATCGCTGCCCGCCGTTTCATCCGCAACGCCCAGCGCCTGACAAAGCGCCTTGAAAACGCGGCTCTTTTTCTTGTTCGGGGCGTAGGCTTTCGGGGCAAGCTGCTTGATGGCCGCGATACCCAGCTCCTCGTAATTGGGGTCATAGAAAAACCGAATAGCCCCATAAATGAGGTTTCGGTTGTCCGTGCGGTAAATCGCCTCGCTCAAGATGTCAGTCCCCAGCGAGTAGATCCGGTCGGGGTCAGGGTCGTGCGTTCTGGTTCCGTTGATAACCAGAGCGTCAAGATTGGCGTCCCACACGGGAGACTTGCTGAACAGCTCCCGCAGCTCCTGCTTCGCATAGCAGCTGTCGGACGCAAGCTGATTCACAAAGTTCGCTGTGCAATCGTCCATAACGCTCGTCTGGTCGGTGTGCTTGCCGTAATCGCTGATAGCCTGCCAGATATTCTGTTTCGTGCGTTCAATGAGTTCACTCATGTCCATTTTCTTTTATCCTCCTCAGCATTCCGTCGTTGATGTAATTCGCAAAGATCCAGTTGCGGCAGGTCCTCTGCCGGCGGGTGAAGTGTCCCGGCGGGTTCGGGACGTAACTCTGGAAATCAACCCGCTTGGCGTCCGTAATCGTCAGCCGGATATTGGCGTTGTCCACGAACACCGTCTCACCCGGAGCGGGAATGAACGCCACGTGCGTGTTCTGGTGGTAATTGAATCCCGCGCTCAACCCGCAGAGGTAATACGCGACCGCTTTGGGATTCTCTTTCACGTCGATGTCGATGAGCGCGTGGGGCTGGTGCAGGGTCCCGTGATAGACCCTGCTGTCCCGATTGCCGATGAAACACTCGGCGCAGCATTTGTAGATGTTCACGGCCTGAATGTCCCTCAGCCAAAAGAACTCGTGGTATCGCTTAACTTCCAATGTCAGGTGCATTATTCAGCCTCCTTTTTCTTTCTCCCGCGCTTCTTCGGCGCGGGTTTTTCTTTGGTCTTTTTCGTAACCGGCTCGCTGACCGCCCAGCTCAGCTGGACCTTGAAGCTGCCGTCGCCCATCCGCTCGATGGTGCAGTTCCAGCCGTCGCCATCGGCGGCCATCTCGTCCTCCTCGCGGTTGGTGCTCGCCGCAGCGTCCTGAATTTTCGCCAGCATCTCGTCAGCGACGATTTGCAACGCCTCCGCAGCCTTGAGATACTCACCCAGCCAATAGGCCGCTTTCTTGTAGCTGCGGACGGTGTAGGTCGCCTCAGCTTGGAGGCGGCCCGTCCCGATCACGATGTCCATGACGTTCTCGTGCTCGACGAAATTCGCCTGTCCGGGTTCGTGAACCTTGACCCAACGGCCCTGTTTCAACTCTGCCATGATTTTGTCCTCCTTGATTTATGTACTTGCCCTGTCATCATCAGGCCGGGTGGGGCAGTTCCCGGCGACGCCCTTTCGGGCGTTTCGACTTAGATTGCTTTCAGCCGCTTTATGTACTCGCGCTCGGATTTGATGTATTCAATGTCGTCCTCGCTGGGACCGTTCTCGGATTGAATCAGTTCTTCAATGAACCTGCGCAACGCGCCCTCCATGATGTCGATGATTTTCTTATCCATCTCGAAGTCTCCTTTCTTGACTGTGAGTGTTTTGCTCAAATCCAGCAGACTATTGAGATAACAAAGATTGCAAAAACCGTGATAATCCTTGCTATGGCGCCGCTATTGCTTACAGCCTGCGGAACAGACGCTGGCAGCCAAACGGTTTTGCCGAAACCCGAGATGGCGACCAGCCAGCCGGAGTATCCAGAGGTAAAAGAAACGCCCGTCCAGAATGTGTGGACGGACGAAGAACTTGAGGCTATGGTGCTCACCCTTGCGGGAGAGTGCTATGACGACAAGGAACACGATAAACGCCTTGTCTGTGAAGTGATTCTGAACCGTGTCAGTGATGGCCGGTTTGGAGATTCCGTTTTAGAAGTTGTCTCCGCGCCGAATCAGTTTTCGGGCTATTGGGAGCAGTCCCGTGAGATTACCGAGAACGACTACGACGTGGCGACCGAGGCTCTTGAAGACTGGTATGGAAGCGGATGTGAAGCCCTTTCCGATTACCTGTTCTTTGTGGCCGGTGACAACCGTGAGAACGTATTCCGTTGTGAATACTAATCAATAAATTTCTAAGGAGGACAAAACCATGCTCGAAATGAAACTCACCATCGAGGCGCCCGAACTGGCAAACGCGCTGAACAATCTCGCCGCTGCTCTGGGTGCAAGACCTTTCCCGACCGCACAGCAGGCCCCCGCAGCGGCCTCTACGCAGCCCCAGCCCGTTGTGCCTCAGCAGGCTCCCGCCGCACCTGTGCAGCAGCCTATGCCGGCTCCCGCTCCTGTGGCTCCTATGCCTGCTCCTGCCACCACTGCGCAGCCTAATACGCCCGTGGCCGGCGTACCTCTCGCACAGCCGCCCAAGTACACGGTGGACCAGATTATGGCTGCCGGCGCTCAGCTGATGGACGCAGGCAAGGTGAACGACCTGATGAACCTGCTCCACTCCTTTGGCGTTCAGGCTGTCATGGATCTGAAACCTGAGCAGCTGGGCGCGTTCGCTACCGCTCTGCGTGATATGGGGGCGAAGATTTGAGCGCCCATGCGCTCCTCTCGCCGTCCAGTGCGCACCGCTGGCTGAACTGCCCTCTGGCCCCACGGCTTGAGGCGCAGTTACCTGAAAAGCCAAGCGAGTATGCGAGAGAGGGAACGATTGCGCACAGCATCTGTGAGGTCAGCGCCAAGCTGCACTTCAAGAAAATCAAGAAGACCGAGTACAACAAGGTCGTAAAAAAGTACAAGGCCGATCCGCAGTGGGACGACGAGATGTTGCAGACTGCGGAAACCTATTCCGAGCACCTTGCTGAAAGAGCGATGGGATTCGACAACGAGCCATACATCGCTTTCGAGGTTAAGGTGGACATATCCGATGTGGTCCCCGAAGCCTTTGGCCGATGCGACTGCATCATGTTCGGCGGTGATACTCTCGTCATTACCGACTATAAGCACGGGAAAGGCGTACCTGTTTCCGCGTCGGACAACCCGCAGCTGAAACTCTACGCTCTCGGAGCGTTGAAGCTCTACCAGCCACTTTTCGGCAGCTCGCTGAAAAACGTGGAAATCACCATCGACCAGCCCCGTATCAATCTCTACGACACGTGGGGATGTAGCGTCGAAGACCTGCTCGCTTGGGGCGAGGAAATCAAGCCGAAAGCGATGATGGCCTACATGGGCTTTGGCGAGTACCACGCAGGCAGCTGGTGTCAATTCTGCCGAGCCAACGGCATCTGCAAAGCTCAGGCCGCACAGCAGATTGGGGCGTTCGACGATTTCAAAGACGCGGTTGAGAACCGCAACGTGGCACTTCTCTCCCCTGATGGCATGAGTGATGTGCTTGCACGGGGCAAGGACCTCGTGGCGTGGTATGAGGCCGTGAAGAAGCGGGCGCTTGAGGTCATGCTTAACGGCGAGAAAATCCCCGGCTGGAAAGTTGTCGAGGGCCGCAGCTCCCGTGTTTGGAGCAATCAGGATAAGGCTCTCGATACGCTCATCGAGAACGGTATTGACCGGGCAGTCATTTACGACAGTGTTCCCAAGACACTGGCGCAGCTCGAAAAGGTTCTGGGCAAGAAGAAGTTCGAGGAGCTGGTCGGCGAGTTTGTTGTGAAGCCGCAGGGCAGCCCGACCCTCGCTGATGAGAATGATTCCCGCAAGGAGTTCAGCAGTGCCGCCGCCGATTTTGCGGAGGTGGCTGACAATGGCTCGAAATAAATACCCCGGCTACTGCTATTGCTGCGGCAGTTGGGTAGAACCCGGATATGGACACTTCGAGAGGCACAACGGCGGCTGGCGCATTAAATGCGTGAAATGCGCCAGCGGTCGGGTCCTCACAGAAGATGACCCCGGAGTTAAGTGGGCAAGAAAAACAGTGCAGAGTGAAATCGAAAGGAGAAAAACAGTTATGTATAACAATGTGCCTACGAAAGTTCTGACCGGCGAGGTTCGCCTGTCCTATGTCAATCTCGTGCAGCCGAGGGTGAATAACAACGACCCCACGGCTACCCCCAAGTATTCCGTGACACTGCTTATCCCCAAGACTGACACGGCGGTCAAGCAGAACATCGACGCCAGCATCGAGGCTGCCGCTGCCGATGCGCAGGGCAAGATTTGGAACGGCGTTCGCCCTCCTGTCATGCCTATCCCCATCCATGACGGTGATGGCGTCCGCGAGAACGGTACGCCCTACGGTCCTGAGTGCAAGGGCTGCTGGGTCATTACGGCCAGCTCCAAGAACAAGCCGCAGGTAGTCCACCAGAGCGACATCAACACCGAGCTGCTCCCGCAGGACATTTACAGCGGTATGTACGCCCGCGTGACGATCAACTTCTTCGGCTACAACCGTGCGGGCAAGCGCGGTGTGGGCTGCGGGTTGGGCAACGTGATGAAGACCCGCGACGGCGAGGCACTTGCCGGCGGCGCCAGCGCAGCAGCTGATTTTGCCGGTGTCGGTATGGAGGCCGGCGCTCCCGCTACTCCCGCCTATGGCGCGGCTATGCCAGCCACTCCGGGGCAGATGGCATATCCCAACACGGGTATGCAGCAGCCAAACCCGCTGGGCGTCCAGCCGGGGGCAATCAATCCCTTAACCGGCCAGCCGTACTTTGGATAAATCGAGCAAAGGCGCACGGCCACCCATAAGTGGTCGTGCGCCTTTTTCATTAAGGAGGATAAACGCTATGAAGAAACTGACCTGTCCTGTGTGTGGGACCGAATTCATTCCGCAAATTGCGGATCACTACGTAGCTGTGACCGATAATGCCGGTTCCGGTCTGAGCCGTCTCGTTGGGAGCGCGAAGCCTGAAACCTATTACGACGCTTTTGACTGCCCGCAGTGCGGCTGCCAGCTGCGTCCGAACACTCGTCTGGTGGAGGTTCCTGAAAAGGAGGAAGACCATGAAAAGAGCTGAGATTTTAGAGGCTGCTCGTATCTGCGTCTGCGGGGAACGCCAGCAGGACTACGGCACACCGGAGAACAACTTTGAAACCATCGGTCTGTTGTGGGGCGTCTACTTGCGGGCTGCTCATCCTGAGCTGGCTAAGGTCATGGCTATCAATCACATCAACGCCAAAGACGTGGCTACTATGATGGGGCTGCTAAAGGTAGCTCGAATTGCTACCGGGTACAAGGATGACAACTTTGTGGACCTCGCTGGTTACGCAGCCTGTGCCGGCGAGATTGCAGCCGCTGAGAGAGGAGGCGGCGACCATGACTAACGGTGTATTCCGAATCGAATATCCGACAGGTTATATGGAGCTGAATGTCAGAGAGTTCTTCGCCAACGCGAATAAGAAGCGGATGACAAAGGTTCTCAAGCTGGCGAAGCAATATTGCAGCGACATCCGCAGGGAAGAACTTATCAGCACAATGCGGTCTGAGGTTGACCGGCTGAACGAAGTGGTTAAGAAGCTGGAAAGTCTGAGACTGTCCGAACAATATCATCTGCTGGCATTCTTCCCGCAGGCGCGGATTGAGCCGTCCAGTTATGAAAAAGCCTTGCGCCGGCAGAGGGATAAACTCGCAGAGAGCGTGGCTCTGATTAAGGACGAGAGGTGGGACGGATGACGCATATCTCGATTGATATTGAAACATACAGCAGCGTCCCTATCGCAAAGGCCGGGGCGTACAAGTACGTGCAAAGCCCTGACTTTGAGGTTCTGCTGTTCGCATACAGCGTAGATGGTAGCCCTGTGGAAATCGTGGATCTGGCGCAGGGAGAGCTGCTGCCGGAATGGTTGTTTGACGCTCTGAGTAATCCCGCTTACATCAAACACGCCTACAATGCGGCGTTCGAGTGGTACTGTCTCTCAAAGTTCTGTGGGCGTCTGCTGCCGGTGGACCAATGGCGGGACACGATGCTTCACGGCCTCTACTGCGGCTATACGGCGGGCTTGGACGCAACCGGCAAGGCTCTGGGCCTCCCCGCCGAAAAGCAGAAGCTCTCGGTCGGCAAAGCGCTTATCCGCTATTTCTGCGTCCCCTGCGCCGCCACGCAAAGCAACGGCGGCAGGACACGGAATCTCCCCAAGCATGACCCTGATAAGTGGGAGCTGTTCAAGACTTACTGCAAGGGCGATGTTACGACCGAAATGGAGATTGACCGCAGGCTGTCGAACTTCCCTGTCCCTGCGGACATCGAGAAGCAGTGGCAGACCGACCTCCTCATCAACGCGAGGGGCGTTGCGGTAGATATGCAGATGGTGCGCGGGGCGTTGGAAATCGACGCCGCCTCCCGCGATAAGCTGACGGCAGAAGCTGTCTCCATCACCGGCCTTGAGAATCCGAACAGCGTGTCACAGCTCAGCAAATGGCTTGAGACCAACACGAACCAGCCGGTGGGCGACCTGCGGAAAGACACGGTTGCGGCGATGCTTGACAGCAAAGTCGTGACCGGTCCCGCAGAGAGAATGTTGGAGATTCGTCAGGAGCTTGGCAAGACCAGCACGAAAAAGTATGACGCTATCGAGGCTGCTGTGTGCGGCGATGGGCGTGTCCGTGGGCTGCTTCAATTCTACGGAGCGAACCGCACCGGCAGATGGGCGGGACGGCTCGTGCAGGTGCAGAACCTACCGAGGACCTACATCGACATGAAAACGCTCCCGTGGGCGCGGAGTGCGGTCAAGGAGCGAAGCGCCGATAAGCTGCGGTGTATGTACGGCTCTGTGCCTGATACTCTCTCGCAGCTCATCAGGACATCGTTTATAGCGTCCAAAGGCAACACCTTAATCGACGCGGATTTCAGCGCCATCGAAGCACGGGTTATTTCGTGGCTGGCGGGAGAACAGTGGCGGCTCGAAGTATTCAGGACGCACGGCAAGATTTACGAGGCGTCTGCCAGTCAGATGTTCGGGGTCCCGATTGACCGAATCAAAAAGGGGAATCCCGAATACGAGCTGCGGCAGAAAGGCAAGGTCGCTGAACTCGCCCTCGGCTATCAAGGCAGCACGGGCGCTCTGATTGCGATGGGCGCTCTGCGAATGGGCATACCCGAAGATGACCTGCCGGACATCGTTTCCCGCTGGCGTGACGCGAACAGGCGCATCGTGGACCTGTGGTACGCTGTGGAGAACGCGGCGGTATCAGTCATTCAGACGGGGCGGCCTGCGGGTGTGAGAAATCTCATCTTTGCCCGAGAGATGGATATTGAACACGGGCTGGACTTCCTGACGATAACGCTGCCGAGCCGCAGAAAGCTGTACTACGCAAACCCGCAGCTCGGCGTGAACTCGTGGGACAAGCCATCCATTCTGTATAGCGGCGTGAACCAGACAACCAAGCAGTGGACGCAGCTTGAAACCTACGGTGGCAAGCTGGTGGAGAACTGCATTCAGGCAATCGCCCGAGACTGTCTCGCGCTTGCGATTGAGCATTTGGAGGCCGCCGGGTATCAGGTAGTGTTCCATGTGCATGACGAAGTTGTGATAGATTGTCCTGCCGACCGAGCGGATCTGGACGATGTGGTGCGGCTGATGACGCAGCCCATTCCGTGGGCGCCGGATTTGCCGCTGAACGCAGATGGCTGGGTTGGGGACTTCTTTAGAAAGGATTGACGATATGACAAGGAAAGACAGAGAGGAAAACCCCGGCGAATCCTTTGACGGCGGTTATCACCTCTACGCAAAAGAGCAGCACGATGCGCGTGTTGCAAAGAACCCCGACCGGATTCAGTACGCCATAGAGCAGTTCCAGCGGAACAACATCGAGTTCGTGCTGAAAAACGCCCAGACCGGCCATTTCCACTGCCGCCGGCAGTCGGATGACAAGCTGTTTCAGTTCTGGGCGGGAACCGGCAAAATCATGGGCTACGACAATGTTCGCGGCATCCACGCGCTGATTAAGCTGCTCAAAAGGTAGGTGAGATTATGGCGCACGATAAGAAACCACATCTCTATAAGAACTCGGAGGGCTACAACGACCCGACTGTGGGCGAGGCGATGAGCAACATCGAGGCCGAGGAGCGCCGGGTGCTTGAGCGGATAAGCGCACTCATCCCGATTATGAAGAAGACCGCTGAACTCGTCGGTTTCGAGGTGGTCGGGCGCATAATCCTCATGGATAAGGAAACCGGCAAGAAGTACAAGTAAAGGAGGGCTGGGCTTAATGCAATACGACAGAGAGATAACTATAACTGTCGGCAACAACCGAAAAAGCGTAAACTGGCAGCCCCAGTCCATCATGCTGTCAGAGTTCTACGAGAAGCTCAGGATTCCGAACCGCTCTACCGAGACCATGCAGGAATACCTGAACCTGAAAAAGTCGGAGCAGGACGATAAAAAGGACATCGGCGGGTTCGTCGCCGGTACGCTGTCCGGCCCGCGCCGCAGAGCGGGGGCCGTGACAGGGCGTGACATCATCACGCTGGATTTTGACACGATACCGCCGGGAGGCACAGATGAAATCCTGAAACGGGTAGACGGGCTTGGGTGCGGCTACTGCATTTATTCCACACGCAAGCACTCGCCCGCAAGCCCCCGTCTCAGGATATTAGTCCCTTTTGACCGGACGGTCACTGCGGACGAATATGAGCCGTCTGCGCGGTTTGTGGCGTCCCTTATCGGCATAGAGTTCGCGGACCCGACCACGTTTGAGGCCACACGCCTGATGTACTGGCCGAGCTGCTGCTACGACAGCGACTATGTGTTTACCTTTAGCGACAAGCCGCTGCTTGACGCTGACGGTCTGCTGCACATGATTGACGAGCGGCTTGGGGACTGGCGGGACGTGTCGAAATGGCCGCAGGTTCCGGGTGCGGATAACGCCTATAAGAAGCTGGCGATGAAGCAGAGCGATCCTCTGAGCAAGGCAGGCGTGGTGGGCGCATTCTGCCGCACATACGACATCTACGGCGCGATGGACACCTACCTCGACGGTATTTACGAGCCGGTGGACAATTCACGCGGGCGTTTTACCTACCTCGGAGGAACGACAACAGGCGGCGCTGTGGTGTACGACAACGGGATGTTCCTCTATTCCCACCACTCCACCGACCCCTGCTGCGGCAGGCTTGTGAATGCGTTCGATTTGGTGCGTATGCACAAGTTCGGGGAGATGGACGACGGAGCTGACCCGAATACGCCCACGAACCGGCTGCCATCGTATGCGGCGATGTGCAACCTCGCCATTGAGGACCCAAAGGTCTCACGGCAGCTGGCAAAGGAACGGGCTGATTCTGCGGTCAGCGATTTTCAGGGACTGAACGAGGCGCCGACTGCCGAAGCTGAGAACTTTGACTGGACGATGGACTTGGAGCTGAACAAGCAGACCGGTACGATAAAGGCCACAATCGACAATATCTGGCTGATTCTTGAGAACGACCCGCTGCTCAAAGGCAAGTTCGCCTTAAATGAGTTTGCGGGACGCGGAGAGATCCTCGGCGACCTGCCGTGGAGCGCCTTTGAGAAGCGGCGCGGCTGGACTGACAACGACAATCAGGGGCTGTACTGGTACTTCGAGAAAGTCTATAAAATCACGGGCAACGGGAAAATCGACGGTGCGCTGTCCCTGCACAGCGAGAAGCACAAGTTCAACGATGTGCGCAACTACCTTTCGTCCCTGACGTGGGACGGCATTTCCCGCCTCGATTCCCTGCTGATTGACTATCTCGGTGCGGAAGATAAGCCCTATGTGCGGGCGGTCACGAGAAAGGCTTTCACGGCAGCTGTGGCGCGGGCTATGGAGCCGGGGTGCAAATATGACACCATGCTTATCCTTACGGGGCCGCAGGGCATCGGAAAGTCCACGCTGCTGGACCGGATGAGCAAGGGCTGGTTCAACGACGGCATCAGGACATTCGAGGGCAAGGAGGCAAGCGAGCTGCTGCAAGGCGTGTGGTTGGTGGAAATCGGCGAGCTGGACGCTTTCAGACGGACAGATGAAGCCCGCATCAAGCAGTTCCTCAGCCTGCGTTCTGACCGATTCAGGGCGGCCTACGGGCGGCACGTAAAGGATATACCGCGATGCTGTGTGTTCTTCGGCACAACGAATACCCCTGTGTTCCTGCGGGACAAGACGGGCAATCGCCGGTTCTGGCCTGTGGATGTGGGGGTGGTCCCACGCACGAAAACAGTATGGCGGGACCTCGATGACGAGCTGGACCAGATTTGGGCTGAGGCGGTTATGCGCTGGCGGCTGGGAGAAAAGCTGTACCTGACAGGCGAGTTGGAGGAGCTGGCGAGAGCCGAGCAGGAAGATCACAGAGAGGTCAGCAGCAAGGAGGGCATCGTCCTTGACTTCGTTGAGAAGCTGGTCCCGGAGGACTGGCAGAAGTGGTCGCTGGACAAGAGGCGGCTGTTCCTCAATGGCACAGTCGAGGGGTCTGCAAACCTTGTAAAGCGGGACCGCGTGTGTGCGCTGGAAGTCTGGTGCGAGGCGTTCGGCGGTCAGCCAAAGGATTTCAAGTATGCCGAGGCGACCGAGATAAATGACATTCTGCGGTCTATGCCGGGGTGGGAAAAGTCCTCGAACGGGCTGCGGTTTGGCTACTGCGGATACCAGCGTGGGTTCCTCCGTCGCTGAAACATTGGGGATGAAACATCTGGGGCCGATTTCACCACAAGTCTAACATCAGGAAAAATTAGAGAAGTTTAGGCGGGAAATTCAACCCAATGTTTCACCCCTTGAATGTTTCAATGTATCGGCCAATGTTTCACCAATGTTTCGGCTAAAACCCGCACCGTTACTGGCTTTTTGAGCTTTTGAAACATTGAAACATTCATTCTTAATAGAGAGAGAAAATAGGGATATTAGAAAGGATTTAGAATTATAGTCGCACGACTTACGCGCCTAAAGCGCCTAACGCGCCTATACGCGCGTAAAGTATAGAAACACCAATGTTTCAGGAGGAAAACATGAATGAAAGTCGAATTGAACGCCGTCTTGTTGATGGCGTGAAGAAGTTGGGAGGTATGTGCCTAAAGTTCGTAAGTCCCGGCACACCGGGCGTTCCTGACAGGCTCATCATCACTCCAACTGGACGAATCATTTTCGCAGAGCTGAAAACCGAAACCGGCCGCTTGGTAAAGATCCAGCGGTACACGATTGGAGAGATGCAAAAGCGCGGCGCCGATGTGCGCGTGGTAAAAGGCATCGACGAGGTTATGCGGCTGCTTGCGGAAATTGAGGGAGGTGGGGGCCAATGAAGTTTGTCCCTTATCCGTATCAGCAGTATTGCATTGACAGCATTATTTATAACAGGGCCGTCGGCTTATTCCTCGACATGGGCTTGGGCAAGACGGTTATCACTCTGACCGCCATTCACGACCTGCGGTATAACAGATGGGAGGTTTCAAAGCCCCTCATCATCGCGCCGAAAAAGGTTGCCGAGGCCACGTGGACCACGGAGGCAAAGAAGTGGGAGCACCTGAAAATGATGAGGGTCGTCCCTGTTCTCGGTACGGCTCAGCAACGCATACGTGCTTTGGCTACGCCTGCGGATGTCTATGTGGTGAATCGTGAGAACGTGCAGTGGCTGGTCGAGCATTTCAAAAATGCGTGGCCGTTTGACATGGTGGTATTGGATGAAAGTTCCAGTTTCAAGAACTCCCAGAGCAAGCGGTTCAAATCCTTGAAGCTGGTGCGCAGCCGAATAAAGCGCATCGTGGAGCTGACGGGTACTCCGTCCAGCAACGGGCTTGAGGATTTGTGGGCGCAGATTTATCTCTTGGACGGCGGCGCACGGTTGGGCAAGACCCTCGGCGCTTATCGGGATAAATACTTCGTCCCCGGCAGGAGAAACCGCACGACGATTTTCAATTACTCACCAAAGGACGGCAGTTTTGAGATGATTAAGCAGGCCATCAGCGACATCTGCATCAGCATGAAAGCAGCGGACTACCTGACCTTGCCTGATATGCTGGTGAACAATGTGCCGGTAGCTCTTGACGCTGCGGCGGCAAAAGCCTACGCCCAGCTTGAGACGGAGCTGCTTTTGCAGGTGGACGAGGACACGATAACCGCCGGCAGTGCGGGAGTTCTGACAGGAAAGCTCTTGCAGCTTTGCAACGGGGCGATCTACAACGAGAACAAAACGGCGGTCAAAGTCCACGACTGTAAAATCGACGCTTTCTTGGAGTTGATTGAGCAGCTGCACGGGCAACACGCCCTTGTGTTCTACAACTTCCAGCACGACAGGGACAGGCTGGTCGAGGCTTTGGCAAAATACGACCTGCGCGTCAGGGTTTATTCCCAAGCGAAAGACGAGCAGGATTGGAACAACGGAGAAATCGACATCTTGCTTGCGCATCCCGCGAGCTGCGGCTACGGCCTGAATTTACAGCGCGGCGGCCATCACGCCATCTGGTTCGGGCTGACGTGGAGCTTGGAGCAGTACGAGCAGGCGAACAAGCGTCTGCATCGTCAGGGGCAGGAGCATCCGGTCATCATTCATCACCTGATTGTGCAGGGCGGCATGGATGAGCAGGTAGTCGAGGCTCTCGAAAACAAGGGCGATATGCAAAACGCCCTGATGGACGCCTTGCGAGTGCGTATCAGTAAACTTCGCAGTTAAAAAAGGAGGTGCGTGGCGATGAACAAAGAGGAAATCGCTGAGGTGGCGCGGGTTGCGGCGCAGGAAGTTCTTGCCAGAAAGGACGCTATCATTGACGAGGAGTTTGACGCTCGGTATCACGACGTTAATCTCCTGATGAAGAACTACCGGAAGTTGCGGGCGCACTACGCCCACGTTTCCCCGGAGACATTGGAGGTAAGCTGCATCTGCTCCATGCGCCGGAAGACAGGGCTGATGATGAGCCACGTGGACAAGATGCTGGCAGCGTATGAGGCTCTGTGCAAAGAGGCGGTGAATCCCGACGAGGCCCGCCGGTGGGAGGCGCTCAATCTGCGGTACATCGACGAGGACAGGCTTAGCGTGGATGAAATCGCCGAGCGGCTGAACATCGACAAGCGGACGTTCTACCGGGACATCAACCGTGCGATGGAGGACATGGCCGTTCTGCTGTTTGGCATCGAGGCCATTGGCTCGTGGAAACACAAGAAGTAACGAATCAGGGAGCTGACAAGGCTCCCTGATTTTTTATCCCCCGTTGCTTTTCGAGAAAATTTTTCTGAAAAAATTTTAGAAAAAGCATTGACGAAAACGACTTAAAGTGCTATAATAAGAATGTAAAGAAAAAGGAAAAGCCCGTAAGGAGGTTGAACAGAATGAATGACTGCATCAAAGCCGAAATGGAATACCGCGAATGGCGTGAATGCCCGCTTTGGTATTGCGTGAAGACGCTGCTCAGAGCGGACGGCAAGATGGAAAGCGAGATTGTTTCCGACGAGAAAACCAAAATCCCCATCGCCATTCAGAGCCTTGAGAAACCGCAGGACGGCGTGTTTGAGGACGCAAGCGGCACGACATATTACACCTACCATCAGGGATATGAGGCGGCAGCGAAGCAGGTAGCCGCCGCGAGCATATAGGCAAATGCGGCAGACCTTTTCAGTCATTTGCAACTCCTACTCCACCACCGCCTCCCGGCGGCTTTTTCTTTGCCTGAAATCGTATTGGCACAGGAATAACTTGTCTCCGAGGGATGTTTCGCGGTAATATACTCCGCTTTCGTACCACTCGCGCAGTATTCTTTCGCCCTCCCTCATTTCAGGCATACCGGACTTCGCCTGCTGTGCAAGCTCCGTCGCAACCGCGAGTAGAACAGAGGTGGCGGCGGTCATTCTTCTTGCTCAGCGTCGTCGGCCAAAAGCTCCTCGATGGTGCAGCCGTACAGCTTTGCAAGAATGGGCAGCTTGTCCGCTCGCGGCTTAGCAAGACCGCGCTCCCACTTGCTTACAGCGGATTCCTGCACACCGACGATCTTTGCGACCTCTCGCTGTGTGGGAATCGCCCCGCGAAGTCTACGCTCTCTCATAACATTCATTGTTCCACCTCCTTTAGTGTCCTGCGGGTCGCTTTCTTTACTTACAGTCTTATTATAGCACTTCATTTCCTCAATGTCAACTCCCATTCTTGAATTTTTCCCGAAAAAATCCTGCATTGACAACTTGAATTAAAAGACATATAATAGACTTACAGTAAAGGAGGTAGACCTATGGACGGGTTCGGAGAACGACTTAGACGGTTGAGAAAAGACTGCGACATCACACAGAGCCAGTTGGCAGAAGTCATCGGCGTTGTGCCGTCCGCAATCGGGAAATACGAGCGCATACCGCAGGCGTTCCCGAGCGTGGAGGCGTTGATAAAGATAGCCGACTACTTCAATGTGAGCATCGACTATCTGCTGAGAGGGACGCAAACCGTCCCTGCCGTTGAGAACAATATCAGCGGCCAGCTAACAAACAGCCCATTCATCCAAGCCAACCACGGAGGCGTGGTGATTAACGGAGAGCAATCCATTTCGCCGGAGGCGATGGAGCTGCTGCATATCTACGAACAGCTGAGCGGCAGGGAGCGGTTAAAACTGCTTAACTTTGCCGTCGAGTTAGAGGAGGGTACAAAATGAAAGTATCACTGGACATTAAAAAGAAGTGCGCATTCTTCTGGCTGCGGGCAATCCGCTCCGCACGTATCGACAAATGCTGTGCGAAATGCTTTATTGGCGACGCCTTTCACGAGATATTCGAGGGGACGCGCTACAAAGACAAGGCTCATGTGGAGCTGGACATTGAACCGGACGCAAGGGTAAAAGCCTACTATCTCTGCGGGCTGAGCAACGGCTTTAAGTATGACGAGAATACGCACGTGGCTTTCGTTCCGTGCGAGGGACAGAATATTGAGATTGAAAATGACCGGATTCGGCTGGTGATTACGGATGCTCGCCAGATTGACTTCCAAAGCTACCAGCCCCACCCAGAGGGCGAATTTACCGAGGAGCAGCGCACCTGCCGTAACTGGATCTTCGCCAACTACCTGTTAGACGGGATGCCGCTGTGAGACGGGCAGCCCTCTATATCCGCGTTTCCACGCTGGAACAGGCACAAGAGGGCTACTCCGTAGGAGAGCAACGGGAGCGCCTGATTGCGTACTGCAAGGCGCAGGATTGGCTCATAGCGGACATATATGTGGATGGGGGCTACACAGGCAGCAACCTGAACCGCCCCGGCATCCAAAAGCTGATGAGCGAGACAGAGAAGTTCGATGTGGTGCTGGTCTACAAGTTGGACCGGCTCTCCCGCTCGCAGCGGGACACACTGTATCTCATCGAGGAGATATTCAGGCCGAACAAGGTGGATTTCGTCTCCATGCAGGAGAGCTTCGATACCTCGTCCCCGTTCGGCAAAGCCATGATAGGTCTGCTTGCGGTATTCGCCCAGCTGGAACGTGAGCAGATAAAGGAGCGCACGTGGATGGGGCGAGTGGCTCGTGCCAAAACCGGGCTTCACCACGGAGGCGGGAACATCCCTATCGGGTATGACTACGAGGACGGCAAGCTCATCGTAAACCCATACGAGGCAGAACAGGTTCGGAAGATATATGAGTGGTATCTTTCCGGTTCGTCACTGAAAGCAATAACCGATAAATTGCAGGACGCGGGGTACACGAACAAGTACAGCAGCTACAATTCGTGGTCGAGCGTGAGAAACATCTTGGAGAATGAAACCTATATCGGGCGTCTGCACTTCGGAGATGTCGTTGTGGATCACGCGCATGAAGCGATAATAACGGAGGAACAATTCAATGCCGCACAGATATTGCGTGGAAAGCGCAGAGAGCAGTTCGGGAGCCACGCTTTCCAATCCAAGCACGTGCTGACCGGACTTCTGTTCTGCGGACACTGCGGAGGCCGGTACTACCTGCGCAACACGGGGAAATACTCTTATTATGCCTGCTACTCCCGAACAAAGCAGATGAAGAACATGATAAAGGACCCGAACTGCCAGAATAAGATATGGCGGGCGCAGGACTTGGAGCCTATCATTGAGGAAAAGATACTGGCGCTGCTGCGCAATCCAAAGATTGCAGAGGAGCTTGCCGCCGGCAAGCCGAAAGCCGCAGCCCCGGTAAGCAAGAACACTGATATTGAGCGCCGCATCCGTGAGATAGACCGTCAGATCGGAAAGCTGATGGAGCTTTATCAGCAGGATGATATACCGCCCGAGCTGCTCGGTGAGAAGATAAACCGGCTGTACGGCGAGAAAACCGCATTGGAAAACTCCATCGCCCCGGTCGAGGAAACCAATGCTATGCCGCTCGATTTAGTGGCCGAGCTTATAACCAACGCTGCGGAAATATGGGACTTCGCCGATGAGAACCAGAAACGGCGCATCCTGCAAAGCCTCATATCCCGAATTGTCCTGACCGACGACCAAGTTGATATTGAGTGGGCGTTTTAGCGCAAAAGAAAAAGCCCTCCCGCGCAGGAATAATCCTGCACGGGAGGGCTTTTTGGCTCACTTAGTTTCGGTGCTCAGCTGAGATACCGCGATGGTAGCGGCGGTGGCAGCCGCAGTGCTGGCAGCCACTTCGGTGGCTCCGCTGGTGGAAGACGGGAGCGCAATCTTCTGGCGGCGCACCTCGGCTTCAATTTTAGTCGTCAGGTACTCGGTGAGGTCGCCATACAGAGCCTCGATAAACGCCTGAGCAGCGGGGCTGATGGACGCCAGACAAGCGGTTAGCGCCTTTCGCGCTGCCTCTTTCTGGGCCTCCAAGTCAAACTTACCGGCCTGCTTCAAAGCGTCAACGTAGGTCTGGCTGGTGGCTGCTACGGCAGCGGAAACCGCATCAGCGATTTCCGTGATGTAGCCCTGCGCCTTGACATCATCCGTCTCGGCGGCCACATTTGCGGCAACCCGCTTGATGTAGGTGATGGCGAATGCGGTCAGCACAGGAACCGCAGCCGTGATTACGGCAATCAACAGGTCAGACAAAAGTTCGTTCATGGTGATAACCTCCTAATTACATTTTTTCGCAGTGGTCGAGGGAGATCCAGCCTGCACCGGATTTCAGCTTGCCCCACTTCGAGGCTCCCGTGCCGGTGGCCTCCTGCACGATGGTGTAGACGCCCGGCTTGATTACACCTTTCTTGGCGTTGTTCGTGCCGGGGCCGCTGCGGATATTCAGGTCGGTGATTTTCACACGAACCATATAGTTGACCGCAGCAGAGCCGCCGGCCACCGAGACAGCGCTTGCGTCCACCCATCCGTAGACGTTGCTTGTGCCGTTGGTGTGGATGACGTGATACGGATGCTTGGCGTTAGCGGACACAGCTGTGATTTTGGCGGGACCAGCCTTTGCAGCGGAGCCGCTGGCGGCGTTCGCACTGGTGTAGTGCTTACCGCCCGCAAAATTCACAACCGTGCCTACGCTCAGCCCAGAAGCAGGGGCGCTCGGCGTCGAGGGCTGTACAGTGGAGCCTCCAAGCTGCGCTGTTACCTTGCTGGCGAGGTCTCCCATACGGGCGAACATCCAGTTTCCGGGGCAGCTTTTGTTGGCGAACCATCTGTGGACGGTCAAGACCATCTCATCCGACTTCGGAGAGTAGTTGAGCGTCTTGTTCTTGTCGCCCAGCCAAAGCAGCTTCTTCTTGCCGTTGCGCTTGCAGATGTCCACGCAGAGCGCGATGAGCTTCTGGTACACTACGTCCTTAAAAGCGTAAGGCTCAGTGGTGTCAGACGCGCACTCGATGGTTACGGCCCGCTGGTCGTTGGCGTTGGAAGAAGTACACCAAGAACGGTTGCCCTCGTCCACGCACAGAAGCACCCGCCCGTCCGGGCCGATGCCATAATTGCAGGACGCCTGACGGGATGTGGGGGCAAAGATATTGCCCAGCGTCTCAACAGAGCACTGGCCCACCACACAATGCGGAGTGATGCGGTCAATGGCGTGGGTGCGCTTACCCGAATGGTTCGGGCTGAGTTTTGTGTAGTTTACAAGTGGGCTGTTTCCCATAAGATTTCCTCCATTTCCGGGCTTTGCTGCTGCGGCATACCTGTCAAAGTAGGTCTGCCCATAGCCGGCCCTTTTCACCTTTACCGCCTCGCTCTGGTCTGCGGGGCGCTCAAAATTGAGAAGAACGCTGTCGCTGGCAGCCCGCACGGTGGTGGCGGTTTTCAGCGTGGACAGAACCTGCTTGTAGCTGCCTGACAGCTCTTGAAAAAGAAAATCGAGCTGCATTTCCAAGTCCCCGATGGACTTTCCTGCGGCTCGTGCGAAGTCAAGCATATTCTGTTTTCTGCTCCAAAACGTCCACTGCGCGAGGCCATATCCGGCGCTGTCACGGACAAAGTTCTGATACGAGCCGCTATCCACAGCGGCGGTATAGCTGTCATCCGTAAAGCCCAGCTTCTTCTCGTAGGTGTTTTGCAGGTTCTTCGGGGAAAGCCCGCTCTCTGCGAACAGGTTTCCCATCAACCCTGCGGCGCCGGCTTTGCTCAGCCCTTTCCCGATGAGGTAGTTCCAGATCCTCTCCTCATTCGTGCTCATGCTTTACTCCTTTCAACCGGTCCCGGAGTTTGTGTGTTCGTCAGAGGGCCTGTCCCTGTCCGGCCACCGGTTATTTTTACTCAGGTTTTCGACAGCGGATTTTATACAGTAGGCAAGCACCACACCGATAATCTCCGTAACTGCCACTTGGGACAGGCTCTCGGCAATCTGCATCTTATCGAGGTAGGCAAGGATATAGCTGCACCATACCCACGCAAACCCGTTTATCAGGCAGACCCAGATTACCTTTTTGGTAGTCTCCGCTTTCTGCTTCTTCGTCTTGCGGCTCTTTCCGCTGCTCAAGCGAATCAGCAAGAGAGAGCCTAAGACGCCGAGGAAAACGGATGCTACCGCAGTAAGAACAATTACCACGGCATTCCTCCTCCTTTTACTTCACAGGCAGCTCCATGACTTCCTCCATGAGCTTGTCCAGATTCCCATTCCCGCCAAGCGCGTTATGATAAACGCCGTGCATATCAATCAGGTCTTGGCGGTCGTCAAAGTCGATCTTGCCGTCCCGAATGAATCGTCTGCCCAGATATTTGATGCGGTCGTGCAGAATCACACGCTCACCGACCCGCAAAGAAGCAAGGTCATCTTGGAGCCGTTTTGTCGTGTCCTTTTCCTGCTGCTCATCGGCAGCCTGCTTGTCAGCGTCCCTGTCCTCTTTGGCGGCCTTGCGGTTAAGATGCCACATGATTACCCCGTCAAGGGTCTTCATCGCGGCAGCCGCAACGCCGCCACTTAACAGGCAGAGCACAATTTCGTTCATTTCAATCCCTCCTCTGAGATTACAGCCCGTCAATTACCTCGACGGCATAGTCCAGGCAGCTTTTTGCCGTCTGGTTTTTCTCCCGCCAGTATTCTGCCGCCCCTCCCGAAAGGCTGTCTGCTACGGCCTTGATGATAAGGCACGGGACGCGGTTTCGGTCGCAGGTGAGCAGAATGGCTGCGGATTCCATGTCGCAGATGTCGGCTCCGAACTCGTTGTGCAGCCATAGCTTCTCTGCGGCGTCTCCCACAAACTTGTCACCGGATGCGCAAACCACCCGGCGAAGTTCGGGGGAGGCCAGCTCCGTGAAAGCAGTGCTTACCGGCAGCAGCCGGTCTGGGTATTCCAAATAGCGGCCAGCTGGCACATTATCAACGGCAAACAGGTCGTACTGATAATGCGCCACCTTTACCACGACGCACACCTCGCCGGGGTGCAAGTTATCAGTGCAGCCGCCCACAACGCCATAGTTGAGGACCGCCGCCACTTTGTACTTGTCGATGAGGTACTGCGTCGCTGCCGCCGCATAAATTTCGCCAGCTCCACACCGTATGGCATAGAGCTGGCAATTCTTCGTCTGATAGAGGGTCACGCCCATTTTGTCTTTCGTGGGGCGGCCCTCTCCAAACCGTTGCCGCAGAGCATCATCCTCCACGGCAACCACCAATCCTACTTTTCTCACGACTGTTCACTCGGCACGGCAGACTTTGCCGCGTACTCCTCTCCGGTGATCTCCTTGTACTTTTCAGCGGTAATCTCGCCGTCCTCCACGCGGGACGCCAGCTCGGTCTTCACCCCGTTGCGGCGGTAATCGGGAACGGAATCCCAAACCTGTGTACCGGCAATCAGTCTGTTAGCCCAAATTTTGTTCATTGATAGTACCTCCCTCACTAATTGTGCTGATGATAGCGTCAATTTCGCATACAGCGTCCTCAACGGCGCTGATACGCACGTCGTTTGCGTCGTCCTGCTCGCACAGGGCGTCTCCGATTTCGCCCATCCGTGCGCCGGCAAGCTCGTCGTACTCGCACAGGGCGTCTTCCAATGCGGCAGTGCTCTCCACAAGCTGCTGGGCGACGGGGCCGGTCTTATCGGTAAAACGATAGTGCCGGTCAATCTCGTACCAGTCGTAGCAGTTTCCCTCGCCGTCCTCCAAGCTGTCCAGCTTTCGGACCACACGGAAACAATCTGTCACGGTCTGGTCGGGATAGCTCCGCTCAATCTGGTGAAACCCGGTCAAGTCGGAATGCTCACTGCCCTTTGTCTTGAGGACTTCGATGTCTTCCTGCGTTCCAAATACATACTCCACGTCAGTTCCTCCTTTCGCTGCTTTTGACGGATGATTCTTTTCAGGTCACGCACAAGGCGTTCGCCTTTATACAGAAGCCGGTAAAGGTTGTAGTTATTGCAGTGTTTCAGCTGTCCGAGCCTTGAAATCAGGCTCGCAGCCGCTCCTGCCATGATGCGCTTGCCCTGTCTCTTTCTCTTGCGGTATCGGGCAATCGCCCGTTTGATGCGCAGGAGATTGTGCTTGCGCGGAATTGTGAAGCCTCGACCGTACCGATACCCTACGGCGTTTGGCAGACGGCTCTTTTGCCTCGCAAATCCGCGCCTCGGTGGTTCCAGCGGCGTCTTCGGGTTTACGCGGGCAATCGGAAATATCTGCCAGTCGCCTTTCAGCTCAAGCTGGTGCTCCGTCAGCCATTTCTCAACGAGAAGCCGGAGCTTTTTCAGCTTTCGCTTATTCGGGCCGAACACCGTGAGGTTGTCCATGTACCGGACATAGTGGGCGCACAGCCCGCTATTACGGATCATCTGGTCCAGCGGCTGCAAAACGGTGTTTGCGAACCACTGCGAGGTATAGGAGCCGATACGGACGCCATCTTTCACAATGCGCCAAATCAGGTCGAGGACATGCCGGTCTTTAATCAGGCGGCGCATACGGTCCATTACGACCTCCGGTTTCAGGCTGTCATAGAAATGGCGCACATCGCCGCACAGCTCGTACCGAGTGCCTTTCAGGTCGTGATTCATCCAGCTTTCGATTGCCGCCCGTGCTTGGTGCGGGCCTCTGTCCCTAATACTGCCGCAGCAGTAATGGTCCATGCCCCGCATGAAGATTGGCTGCAAAATCTGGATAAGCGCGTGATGGACATACTGGTCGGGCCACTGCGCGGGTTCGCTCACCGTTCTCCACTTCTGGGCGCTTGCGTCCCATCTGCGGGTCGTGTGAGGCGGTTTCTGTTCAAAGCCGTCGATGATAATTTGCCGCAGCTCCTTGATGCGCTCCTCTTTGGTCTCCTCCACCCAAGCAGTGCATTTATTCGGGCGGTGGTGGGTGCGCCAATGATGTGTGCGGTTTACTTCGTCGATGGCTCTTGATAAATTCTCATCTGAGATTAAAGGTTCAAATAGGTTCTTTGCTCTTTTCACAGGGACTGGTATCCTCCTTTTAGCTGTACGAGCTTTCCAACGCCTCTTTCGAGGTGTACTAACCCGCTCCCTGAACTGCTTATCTTCACCGAGAGGTGCGCGACTACCTGTGCCGTGGTTCGGAGGTTTGTCAGCAAGACACATAAAAGGGTGCGGCAGCCGATGTTCGTGTTCGAGTTCGACACGCTGTTGTAGTTGACGTAGAACAAGCCGTGGTTGGTGTTCTGGTTGTAGTTGCCACCAACGTAGAGGCACGGGTTCGACGAGTTGAAGTTCCAGTTATCGCACGTAACGCCGAACAGTTGACATCGGTACTGCACAGGTAGCCCCGGATGGTCCCCGCGCTTCGCGCGGGTCCCTTGTGAGGGGGCTTCGCCCCCTCACGCTCCCCCATTAAGGGAGTTCTTGGAGGCGGCAGCCGATGTACGTGAGCGAGTGCGACACGCTGTTGTAGTAGACGAAGAACAAGCCGCGGTCGGTGTTCTGGTAGTAGTAGCCACCAACGTAGAGGCACGGGTACGACGAGCCGAAGTACCAGTAATCGCACGAGTACGTGGAGTCACTGCCGCTTGCAGCAGTCGGATAGAACATCGGGAACCCGCCAGCCGTAGCAACATTGAACGCAGACGGGTAGCCGCTCGATGGCGTACCGACGCTCGTGCCTCCGCTGCTGTCGCTGAAATTGTTGGGGTTCAGGATGAGGTTCAGCCCGTTGCCGTTGTAGTAGCAGCCGTCCATCCAGTCGTAGACATTATCCCACAGGCCCTCAATGTTGCGGTACTGAACACCTACGCCGTAGGTCGTGCGGGAGTTCTGCATTGTGCCGGTGTGGTAAGGCATACTGTCAGACGCGCCCATATTCTGCACACCGCTGTTGTTGCCGCAGCCGTAGCCGATTTTCGCCTGAGAGTTCCAGTCGGCAAACTCTACGATATAGAGCAGCCAGATGGTGAACCGCATGGCGAAATCCATCTGCCAGAAGTTCGCGCCGAGGGCGTGGATGCCGCTTCGGGCGGCGCTTCGGGTGATGTTGTTCTTCGGCGTCACGCCGGTTTTACTCTTGTAGTCGCTGGCGCAGTGATACCTGCCGACGTAAACGACATTCCGTTCGCCGTGTCCGTCGCCCCTGTCCATGTGTGCGGGGGAAACCGAGAAGCCTGCGGTCGCTTGGTCGGCGATCTGGATTTTGATGCTGCTGCCGCTCTTAGTGAGCTTGTACCAGAACTTCGGAATAACGACCATCGAGTTACCGGAGCGAGTGGTCTTTGTCATTCCTGCCCACGGCTGCAAATTGTCAAACGGCGAGCTGTAACTGCCCGCGCCGGCCACATAAGGAACAGGGTCAATAAAGCCGGCGGCTTTATCGGTTCTCGTCCATTTGGTGGTGCTTGTGCCGTCCCAGCTCGCGCCGTAGATGTTCACGAAATTTACCTCAACCCTGCAAGTCTTATCCGCAGGGGCGGTGTGGTTTGTGCCTGCGGCTACCTTTACCGTGATGGTGGCCGTACCGGAGGTTTTACCTGTGACAGTGATTTTGTTCCCGGAAACGCTGACTGTGGCAATCCCGGAGCTGCCGGAGATGGCAGAAATCGCGCCGTCGCCTGCACGGGTTACAGTGATCGTCCCGGTCTTCGTGGTGTTGTTCAGCGTCATATTGGTCGGGTTAAGGCTAAGGGAGCCTGCCGCCTTTCCAATCGTCCAGTTCACCGTCTTTGCGGTCGTAGTCCCGTCAGCCCACTTGTAGTTAGACCCCGGCGTGAAGATTGCGCCGTAGGTTCCCGCATTGGTAGCGGAGTTCGTGCCGCTGATGGACATTTTGCCGGTGTCGTAGTCTGTCCATGTAGGAGACTGAGGGGAGCCTGTGTAGGTCAGGCTGCCGCTCGGCGTGGGCGTTGCGATGGACGCCCGGTTGATAGTCCACTGGACGGTCTTGGCAGTCTCCGTATCATCAGACCACTTAAACCCGGACTTCGGCGTGAACGTCGCCTCATAAGTACCGGCATCCGTGGCCTGCGTTGTACCGCCGAGGGTGAGCTTGCTTTCATCGTAATTCAGCCACGTAGGGGACTGCTGGTTGCCCGTAAAGGTGAGCGTCCCGCTGGGGGACGGCACAACATTGATTGTGTTCGTGAGGTCTGTGATGGCCTCGGATGCGGATTCCGCAAGCTCCTTTGCGTCCTGCGCAAGCGTCCTGACCGTTTCCAGCTCAGAGGCGCTCACGCCGGGGATATTTACAGATCCATACGCCATGAATGTTTCCTCCTCTTTTAGTTTTCAGGCTCTTTCATAAGAACCACCGTTGCTGTGATTTCGCTCTCCGGGGCTTTTTCCGCGTAGAGACGGATTCCACCGGAGAGAGTGCGGCACACAGGGTACAGACCGCACTTCTTCGCCGTCGCAAGCTGCTTCGGCTGGACATTGACAATCGGAATCAGCGCCTCTGTCACGCTGTCGAGCGGGATGTCCACGTAATAGACACCATCGGGAGCCTCGGACGCCCCGATGTCCCATCCGGTTTTCGGGACGGTAAGCGCCCTCTCCTCGATGCTCGAAAGGCCGCCGTGAGCGGCAGGGTCATTGTTGTGCGCCAAAATGGACTGCTCGACCTCGCCGATGGTGGCGATAGCCTCCGGGTCAATCACAGCCGTAACCGTGTCCACATCCCCCACTGCCGCAATCAAATCGAATGTTGCGAGCTTTCCTACGACAGAGCTTGCGGGGCGAATCCACTCAGGCTCGTTCTCCAAGCACAGGTAAGTGTAGGGGACTTCGCCCTCATCAGGGTCTTCCGCGAACAGGACGATGTTCGTCAGGTAAAAGCCGGATTCAACGCTCTCGCTCTTGATACGGACCGTAACCTGACACTCACCGTCCACAGGGTTTGATACCGCCGCAATCTGCGCATCCATCACGTACCCCGCAGGGCCTGTCATGGTCTTCGGCGTCAGCCCCTCCGGGATCGTCCCGTTTCCGACGGCGGCTTTTGTGTAGTGCATTTGGCAGCGTCCGGCGAGAACTTTTCCGATAAGAGCGATACCGGTCAAAGAGCCGTAGCTGCCGTCCTCAAACTTCGACATTCTTATTCCTCCTTGTCAACTCGTTTGGATTTGATTCTGGTGTGGTATACAGCGCCCCCTGCGCCCTCCTGCGTGGCCGTATGCGCCCGATTCTGCGGCGGGTGGGCCGCAGATACCTCCGTGGGCTGAAATGCGCCGTAGAGCGTTTTCAGGGTCATTCTGGCGTCCCTGTCCTTTGTAAATGGCGGGGCACTCTGCTCAGTAGCCGTATACCCGCAGTGCCGAACAACAAGCTCGTGGCGGTAGGTGCTGTGGGTTCGCAGGTAAAGGCGCAGCCCCACGCCCGCCGCGAGGATTCGCTTGATGGCCTCAGCAATCAAATCCAGCATTTCAATGCGCTCCGGGGACAGGAGCTTCTGGTCTACGAACAGCTCGATTTTAGCTGGGTAGACCTCATCGAGCATGACTTCGGACACGTCAACTTCCAGCAGGGCGCTTGCCGCCTCAATGACGGTGTTGATGTCGCCGCCGGAAAGCTGCGCCATCAGCTTCACCTTGATTGCCATGCGGTAGAACCTATCGTCCGGGCTGATACGGGCGACGCCGAAATTGGCCCCGTACCGGTCGAGGACGGCGCCCTCCGCGTAGTCGATGTCCTCCCACAGCTTTATCAGCTCGGTTTGCTCCTCGACGGAATCCAGCCCCCAAGCGAGGATGGCGAACAGCTTTCCTATGTTCGTCTCAATGGGGAGGTCCCGGCGGCGGTTATTGTAGTCTTTTCTTGTGTAGGCGCTCGTCAGCGCATACAGCATTTCAGAAAGATAGTTTCTCATTCGACCGTCACCTTGCTTTCGTCAGTGACCGCCTTTTCACGAGCCGCAATCGTGATGTTCTCACGGCTGAATGTGGAGCCGTTGGAGCTGATTTGCAGGTCAAAGTCAACAACCCCCGGCACTTTAAGCACCTCGGTCGGCAAGGTAACGCAAATCACGTCCTGCCCGATAGCCATACCGCCTCTCGTGTTGGAGCCGATATACTCGATGATGTTCTGCTTGATTCGGTCAATCCCGTCAAGCGGGAACACGCTGTCGGTTTTCAGGCCGGTGATTTTCACCCAGACGTTCACAGGCGTCGGGCGGCTGAACTTGATTTTGTGTGTCGTGCCGGCAGAGCTTACGACCGACACGGAAGTGTTTCCGTAGGTCTGGATGCCCGCCGCCTTTCTGCGGAAGATGGCCCCCGCCACATCTTCATCGAGGCCGCCATAGGCGATAATCTCAATGGAGTGGGGAGGCAGCCCGCTCTCGCTCTGGACATCGGTATCGTTCTCCTCACCGGCCACCGCTATGACCGCCTCGACGCTCTCGTAGATCTCGGCGACAATGGCGTCAATATTCACGCCACCCGCAAAATCCACGGACAGATAGTACCGCTCACGAAACTCCGCGTCGGTTTCCGTGTTTCTGCCGCCCTCGAACGCAGAGGCGTTCGTGACGGCTTCGATGCCGCTCATAGGGTTTACGATATTGGTAATGGTGTTCTTCTCGGTATTCCCGTCAGGCCCCGGCACAACGGCGGTCGCGGAAAGGGTGACGCTCCCGCTGGTTATCACGCCGGATTGCAGGGTGATGTACTGCTCGCCGGCAGTCGTTTCAGCAAGGTAGCCCTCCGGGACCTCCACGCCGTCCTCGCCGGTAAAGGTCAGGTAGCCGACCGCTTTCTGCGCTCCGAGGAGCTTCAAGCCGATTGCTCGCCCGAGGTTATAGAGGCTCGTCCCGACAGCCGTGTCAATGAACCGGCTGTTATACACATCTTCCAGCGTGGAGAACAAGAGGTTCAGCATCCAAGCGTAGATGCGCAGGAACACGCCGAGCGGGGAGCGAACAGTCAGGTTTGCCCGCGACCCGTACAGCTCGCGAGCTTTGTATTCCAGAGCGTCCAGCAGCTCCGCGTATGTGGGGCGTCTGAAACCAGCGTCCGTCAAGCCCCAATCTGTGGTCTTCGCCATTATGCCGTCACCTCCAATGCTATTTTCTCGCCATCCGACAGGGTGGCGGTGAGTTCAACAGTTATTGTCCGTCCCTCGTAGGAGACGGAGATTGAATCAATCTGAGACACATCGGGGTCCTGAAACACAGCCTCCCGAATGACCTCTTTTATCTCGTCATCGTCAACGTCGTTCATGCTCTGGCCGACGATGCTCTCATAATCAGTGCCGTGCGTCTCATCAGCGAAGAACTCCGCTTTCCACGCAAGGAGCGTGTGACGCACGTTTTGGACGGTGGTGTCGTCCCCGTATATCTTCTTGAACGACCCGTCGGTGTCAAACACCAAATCCCTTGATTCCGGGTCGATAAGCAGTGTCATGTTATCCATACTGCCTCCTTATCCGGGCTGCCCCGTTCTACCTCCCGAATCTCCGGGGTGCGTGTGGTGGGCGCCGCTTATGCTGCTCTCGGCAAGGACATCGCCGGCAGCGGTCATGTTGCCAGCCGCGCTTATGTTGCCCGAGCTGTCCACGTTCCCCGTCACGGTCAGGTCCCCTTTTATCGCAACCCCTGCCGCAGATACCGCCACGTAGACGCTGCCGTTTTCAGCGGCGAGGACAAGGCTGTCTGACGGAAGACCGGAGGACGAGTAGCTGCCAGCCACGATTGCGCCGATGAAAATAGCGTCCGTCGTGGCATGGTTGCGCTCCGTGAGGGGCTTGGCCTCCTTGCCACCCGTAACGGTGCTGTCCATGTCGTGGTCGAGGTAGACCACCACGCCGGTATCTCCCGCCTTTATCCACGGCCTTGTGATAAACCCGCCGCAGCGGGTACACGCCACAGGTACGCCCAAAATAGGCGGCTGGCTTTCATACTTCCCGTTCTGCAAATGCTTCGAGAGCGGCTGAACGTCCACCGTCATCTTCGCGGGGTCAAACGCCACGACCTTGACGGTAGCCGCCACGCAGATGGATTCCGCAAGCCGCTTGTCGTGGATCTGCTGGTATTCGTATTCGTTGATAGCGGACATTCCGCAGCTCCTTTCTCAATAAGGTTTCAGCTCCATCGAAGTTTCCCAATCGCCCGTTCTGCCGCCCTTGTGGGAGCCTTTCACCACGATGAAACGGCCATTCAGGTTGCTCGACTGGATTTTCACCACCTCGGCGGTGGCTATCCGATAATTGAGCAGGCAGGAGCGGGAGATGGTGTCATCGTCCCGGTCCTCGCCGGTTTTCTGGGAGTTCAGGTCAGTCTCATACGGTATCGCCACTTTCTCCTCATCAGCCCTCAGCAGGCCGGTAGCGGAGGTGAGGGTCACGCCGTTGTTGATGCCGTCGTCCGCTTTGGTGATGTAGATTTGCCCTGTCGCCCGGATGATGAACCGGCTCTTGCACTCGTTCACCACAATCTCTGTCAGAACCTGCTTCAAATTTCCCCGGCACACCCGCCCTCGCGGGTAGCTGATGTCCTCGGTCAGCTCGCACTTGGACACCTCCACGCCGAAGATGTTCAGCAGGTCGCGCACGATGGCAGACGCCTTTATCCCTTTTGCATAGGTCTTGTTTATCAGGCTGCCGAGTATCTCGTCAGCGCACGGCTGTACCGTCAGGGTTGAGGTCCAGTCGGTGTTGGCCTGCTTGTGTTTCAGGCCGACCACTTTCCCGATGAGGATGCAGCCGACATCGCCCTCATATCCGGCGTTCAGCACAACAGGGTCGTTTTTCTTGATGCCAGCTCTCGTGGCTGCGGAAAGGTTTGTGACCTTTACCGTCGCCACAGGCGGCTCGTCGCTGTCCTCAAACGGGATTTCAAAGGTGAAATTCAGGCCGCCGAGGGAATACTGCTTGTTGCCGATGGTAAGCGTTGCGTCCCTGATCCAGAATGCCATGTTACTGCACCGTCCTTTCCCTGAGATACAGCTTCACGTCTTTCCCGAAGTTCTCTTTTGTGACTTCCGAAATGCTGTCTCCCGTAATGCACAAGGGGATGATAACCGGTATCGGGAACCGCTCGTCCTCCACCACGTTGAACAGCGGGCGGGCATAGCGGACGATTTCACCGAACACGAGGACATTCCCGTTTGCGTCAAGCAGGTCTATCGTATAGAACCCACCGGTGTCATTGTACTTGACCGTAAAACTGAACGTCTTGTCGGTCAGCTTGATGGAGAATGAGTACGGCACTTTCGATGCGTCGATGTTGATGTACTCAATATCTTCATTCAGGTCAATCAGTTGCAGCGCCATACACCAGCAGTTGTAGCCGCCCGTCCAGTCTTTGTCATGCGCCATTGTGCGGTACAAAACGTGGTGATACCACTCGGACGAGCAGAACCGCACATCGCTGATGGCAACGTATACGAACTCGCCGGTTGTCTCGTCCCGCAGCACTGCCGAGAACTCATAATGTCCGGGGATGAATCTGTGCAGCGCAAACCCCGCCGCCTTTGCCTGTTTCCGCAGGTCCGCTCTTGCCTCCCGCTGGAAAGCGTCGTAGTCGCTCCCGGTTTCACAACCGAAAGAAAATGTGTGGTGCAGCCACTTACCCATTCTGTTCGCCATTTTGGTCCACCACCGCACCCGAATTTAACTTGACCGACCGGAGTATCAGCAGCAAGTCGTCTCGGGTTATGTTTTTCTCCACCAGCAAGGCGGTGAATTTGTCCATATCTTCCGTAGTTCCAATAGGGATGAATCTCCTGAAAATTACGTCGCTCATTTTTAATCGTCAACCTCCAATCTCATGGACCACCGAGCGGCTTTCTCTCTGATAAACCGCTCAACTTCTTCACGGTCAAGCCCCAGCGCTGCCGCACAAAGAACAACGTCGGCGAACTCCTCGTTCAGCCTGTGCGACGCCTCGCTTGTGCTCACTGGCGTGGGGTTGCTCTTGTCTATCGTCCTGCGCAGTTTCAGCGCCGCTTGGGACAGCTCCGCCGCCTCCTCTGCCATGCCTGCCAACAACTCGCAGCAGCCAAGCAGGGTGTGAATTTCTGTGAGTTCATGCCCCCAATCTTCAAGAGCCTTTTCGATAGAGCTGCCAAACGCAAGCTGCTCAGGAATCACATCAACCCTGATGTCGCCCAGAAATGTGTCATCGCAGCAATCGTCGGGTTCGACGGGGTAGAAGTCCGTCAGCATGATCTTTCGTTTCAGGTCTCTCGACGGGATAAAGCAATTCCGAACCGACGGTACAGTGCCATACCCGGTATCGGTGAGCCAGCCGACAGAGAAGTCTCTGCCGCTCTGCCGAAGAACATAACAAAGCTCGTTCAGCGAGAGAGGATTGCTCTTTGCAATCAACGGGTACTGGCTGATTTCGTTGCTGAACCACGCTTTGAATTCCGTGATGTCTTTCATAAGTACCAACTCCTTTGCAAAATAGAAGAAACCCGCCATTTCTGGCGGGTTTCTGTATATAGGCAAATTCAGCTATCTATCAAGATTGTATCTGTTGCATTGGAAAAGGGAATAAATGTTGGTTGGTCTAACCCATGTATTGAAATATGGTTTAGCGCATATTTCGGATCTATGCCGCCATATCAGGATTCGGTGTCATGCTGTAATGGATTTGCGCAAAAATTTGCACAAGTTATTGGTCAGAAATATGAGAAAGCAGACGCTGCAATTTATAAAAAGTTGTGTCATCATGGGAATGAAACGCAAGCCATTGATATCGCGCAGAGGAGGTTGTCCGAACATATTCGGAACTGTACCGAGACACCATCAAAAATGTGTCCTTGCACTACAGTACACACCTTGATTGATGAGATAACAAGAAAGGTGGCTACTTCGCGTTCACATTAGGAATATTGTGGTGGTTTAAAATACCACAGTTTAAACTTGTGTTACTAGTAACTCTGGAACTTTGTATATTCAAAGAAATTAAGTGTACATATAAACACGAAACAGAAGTAGGAGTACAAAAGGGGTATTGTTATGAAGTTAAAAGCGTTAAGCTGTTACGATGGAGATAAGGATACTAGATTTGGAGACTGCCTTCTAATATATGATAACTCATCGCTGATCGTATATGATTGTGGACATACTCGGCATGCAGCATATGTTGAATCTTTCCTTAGGAACAAGCCGACTATTATTTCGATTTATATTGTGGTTTCGCACAATGATAGCGACCACACAAATGGTGTATGCGAGTTGTTAGAATGGCTGTCTATGCACAACTATTCTGTCAAAGTCTATACTCATCAGTATTTAAAACATGCTGATACCATCATTGACAAAGTCGATGATGGTAGGCGTAATAGAGATAGCCTAAAAAGAGCTCTGCTGGCAGAGTTTGATAATATCAAAAAGATTATTGAAAAGGCTCAAGAGCTTAATTATTCTACCGTGGAAGCGCTCAAGGGAACAACTGTTGGTTCTTGTGTGGTAGTAGGACCCACGGTTGATGAGTTTACTGATGTAGCATCAAAAGCAGTGGATAACCGTGAAAATAATATGATTGAAGATGAGACTGTGATGAATGCTGCCAGCGTACAAATAAAATTCATCTTGGATGATGGGAAAAGTATATTACTTTGTGGAGATGCCTCTCCCAATTATTTAAAAGACCTTGCTACATATGATATCATTCAGCTACCTCATCACGGGCAAGAAAATGATGCCAAGGCAATTTTTGAGAAACTGGGGGGTAATGCTTATTCTAAGGATTATTTCATATCTGATAATACAGGATCTGGCAAGACCAGCGGTGGATCGGATGATATTGTTAAGTACATGAAGCGTGAGAGGTATAATCCGCCATATAGCACTAAAGACAAAATTGTCAATTTGCCAGAATGTTCTGTAGCTATACATTCCAGTTCGCAAGGGAGAGTGCCTTTAGGTGATTTGGGTAGTGTCTAAGGGGTTGGTGTCTTCGGAAGGAGAATTGAATAGTCGACATCAGGTCATTCAAGAAATCGCACAGGCGAAAGTGTCTCCGTGGTCTGAGTATTACTGCAGAAGTGCCCGCTGGCCTTATACCCCCTTTGGGTTTTATCAATGCGTTTCCCAAAAGGGCGAGTATGGGCTTATGGTTACTGCACACATGAATATTGAAGTTCAGCCAATTTTACAACAAGTACTGTCTTCGAAGAGAGCGTTGGTAGTTATCAATTCATGCGAAATCCGAAAAGGCGCAAAAGACGAATGCTATCGCATTATGGCATCAAAGAATCCCCATTCGGAAATGTTTTTTGCTAAACAAGAAATATCAGATTCTGGATATCTTATTAATTATATGGAGAATGCGGGGGCATTTGGATTTCAAACGACAACATCGGAAAGAGAACTTTTCCAACAAAGACGGTTAGGTTTAGTAAACGCAATTCGCGTGGTCTACGATAAGGTGGTACCAGAATGAACACTGAGTATATTAAGAACTATAGAGACAAAGAGCTAAAGCAGTATATCTTAGCATACTTGCTAATAACTATTTCATCTGTGGGATTTTACACAGAGGAAAGTGTTAAAAACACGGATTTACTGCCGTCACTTTTTAGTATGGCAGCAATTGATGTGCTTGTTGGATCAATTTGTGTACTAGTATTTGTCCTTAATGAATTGTGGTCAGATAAAGCCAAAACAAAAATCGTGTATCGCAAGATGCCAAGCGATACCGTTTTCTCAGACATTGCTTCAGGAAAAATTGATGCAACTGGCTTTGATCTTGTAAAAGCTCAGAGAATGTACACGCATATGTCCAAAGCTACGGCAAACCAGCAGACCGCGGAATGGAACAGATTGCTTAAGAAAAGTAGAGACTCTGGATGGGGAAATGTAATTGAGGCAGAACGCTTGCAACTTATGACGAGAGATATATGTATGTCAACAGTTTCACTGCTTATTATGACCGGTATAGTGCTTGTTGTTTTGGTGATTGTCTCTATGAGTGTATGGAATCCAATTAAAATGCTGGCAATTCCTCTTATGTATCTTGTTACAATGTTATTTGTATCAAGAACTGCAGCAAAGAAAAGGGCTGATCGCCTTGTGACAATGGTCGTTAAAAATGATGTGCAAAGTAGTTGAATGCGCCTTGTTTTTTCGAAGAGGTAATTAACAGACAACAAAACCTGTGGGCAATCACAAAAAGAATACCCCATCCGACAGGATGGGGTATTCTTTTTGGAATGTGCCGCAGCACCGGAGAACTCGCTGCCTCGACCTGCGCGAAGCGCGTCAAATCAAGAGGTGAGGCAGGGCTCCTGCGAATGGCGACAGCCATTCGTGGGATGCCGGGAAGCGAGTTCGAGCCTCGTCGCCCGCTCCATAAATCACCACCCATTTGGGTGGTGATTTTTTTCGCTTTCTCCCCGGCGCTCACCGTCGTGTCAACCAACTCCCAGCCTCTGCCGCGGCTGGCAGTCGGGATGCTTCCCCGAAATCGCCTCGCTTCATCCGCAGCAGGCGGCGCTTCGGCGCTTTCCTCGTCGCCCGCTCCAAAAAGAAACACCATCCGTCAGGATGGTGTTTTCTTTTTGGAGCAGCACTTTTGCTGCGCAAAAGTGGTCGCCTGCGGGCGGGTGATTGAACGCGAGTGGGGGAACCCGTCAAAGGTTCCCCCCTCACACTCCCCCTTCCTTGCGGTGGGCGGGAGTGCAGACAACAAAACCTGTGGACAATCACAAAAATCACCACCTATTCGAGTGGTGATCTTTTTCGCTTTCTCCCCGGCGCTCACCGTCGTGTCAGCCGGCTCCCAGCCGCTGCCGCGGCCGGCAGTCAGGACACTTCCCCGAAACCGCCTCGCTTCTTCCGCCGCAGGCGGCGCTTCGGCGCTTTCCTCCATGCAAAAAAAAGCTCCCATCTGCCAGATGGAAGCCTTTTCGTATGCTGCGTCAGTTCAGATGCCGCCGGTAGTTGCCGCCGGTGTGGACGCCCTCCTGCACGATGAAGAACGCCTTGGGATCCATCTCCTGCATCACCTGCTGCAGCGTGCCGATCTCGTACTTGCTCAGGCACACGCACAGCACCTGTACCTCGTCGCCGGTATAGGCGCCGTGGGCCGTCCAGTACGTCACGCCGCGGTCCAGCTTTTCGATGATGAAGCGGACCAGCTCCGGATTATTCTTCTTGGTGAAGATCAGCATCTCCACATTGACGTTCTGCTGGTGCAGTTTATCCAGAAACAGGTTGCTCAGGATATTGTAGATAGCGGAGTAGATGGCCGTGGTGGCGTTGAACAGGAACAGGCACAGCGTGTACAGACATACGTTGAAGCAGATGCAGAACCGGCCCACGGTGAACTTGGGATTCTTCTTGCTGAGGTACAAACCCAGAATGTCCAGACCACCGGTGGAACAGCCGCAGCTCAGCACCAGCCCCGCGGCGAAGCCCACGCCCAGGCCGCCGATAAGGCAGCTGGTCAGCGGGTCTGCGATGATGGGCACGGCGGGGGAGGGTATCAGCGCCGAAAAGATGGAGTTGCACACGGTGACGATGGTGGCCTTGACGAAAAACGTTCGCCCCAGTCCCCGATAGGCCAGATAGAACATGGGCAGATTCGCCAGCAGGTACAGCAGGCCCGCCAGATCGAAGGGCACATTCACCCCCGCCCGCGTCACCAGCAGGGTACGGATCACCTGGCACAGACCGTAGGCGCCGCCTGCGTAGAAGCCCTGAGGCACGATGAACAGGTTGATGGCCGACGCCATGATGGCGGCGCCCACGATGCCGCCCAGCAGGCGCAGCCCGCGCTCATGCAGGATCTTATTATAGACGGACACTTTGTTCCCTCCTCTCCGGTAACAAAAGGCATTATATGCACGAGATCCTGCAAAGTCAAGGGATATTTTTGAAAATTACAGGCTATATTGCAAGATGTGATGCAATCTGTGCCGTGCACGGCACAAGGTGCGGGACACGGTGGACTTGTTGACCCCCAGACGCCCCGCGATCTGGGCCATATTCAGCTTTTCGTAGTAGTACAGATGCAGCATCTCCTGCTGGCGGGGTGTTAATTCCTCCGTCATAGCACGGGACAGGTTGTGCAGCAGCCGCTGCCGCCGCTGGCTGTTGTCGCCGGCCTGCTGCTGCATCCACTGGTGCAGGCCGGCGATGTCCATGGGATCAAAGGCGGAATGGATCATAACTCCGGTCACTCCTGTCGTAGTAATGGGCCGTCAGCCGTGCCAGCTGGCGGCACTGGCGCAGCATGGGCTGCAGCTCTGTCAAACGGCGGCGCAGTTGGCGGGCGCTGTCCGGATCGTCGGCGGTCCGGAGGTCCAGCCGCAGCTGCTCCATGCGCCTCTGGATGCGCTGGGCGCTGTCCTCATACAGCGGTGACAGTTCGGCAAGTTTCACGCGCGATCACTCTCCTTCATTTCTTGCGGGCAGATGTCAAGATAAATTTGCAGTATTGACAAAAAATATCAAAGCGAGGTAGGAGGACAGAGGGGTTCATATCACACCGAAAAAGTCCTGTAAAGGAGCTTTCGCGGCATAAAACCAGTGTGCGCACTGGATTTATTCCACGGTCTCCTTGACAGGGCTTTTGTCGGCGCGGGATCGGCAACCAACACGGCGCGAACTCGCGCCGTGCTCACACCACCACCGACTATGGGAAACGTGGTACAATGACGATACTCCAACAACGCTTATTGAGGAGGTACGGGAGATGAGAAAGCAGCACTATATGACGGAGCAGGAGCGCCACCAGCTGGAAGCCATGCGGCGGAACAAGATACCTGTGCGAGAGATAGCCCGTCAGCTGGGCTTCTGCGAGAGGACGATCTACTATGAGCTTCGGAGGGGGAGCTATATGCATACCTGCGACTTCTGGGACGAGAAACGGTACTCGGCACAGAAAGGACAGCAGACACACAACTACAACCAGACGGCCAAGGGTAGGCCGTTGAAGATCGGCTGCGACCACACCTATGCGACCTACATCGAGCATAAGATTATCGTGGACAGGTACTCACCTGCGGCGGCTCTGGCGGCGGCAAAACGGTACAACTTTCAAACCCACATCTGTGTCAGCACTCTGTATAGCTACATAAACAAGCGGGTCTTTCTGACCCTGACCAACAAGCACCTATGGGACAAGCGCAGGAAGAAGCAGAAGAAGGATGATACCGAAAAGCGTATCGCGCATCCGAAGCTACCAAGTATTGAGAACCGGCCTGCATACATCGGCCAGCGGTCTGAGCGCGGACACTGGGAGATGAATCTGATCATCGGCAAAGCCGAGACCAGCCCTGTCCTGCTGACGCTGACGGAGCGATACAGCCGGCAGGAACTCATCTTCAAGCTGCCGGACAGGAAGGCCTCCACCATCCGCGGAGTATTCGATCAGTTGGAACGGCAGCACAAGGACTTTGACCAGCGCTTCAAAACACTGACCACCGACAACGGCAGCGAGTTCATGGAGTACGAAAAGCTATGCCGGAGCATACACGGCGGCAGCCGTTTCCAGGTATGGTACTGCCACAGTTACAGCGCCTGGGAGAAAGGAAGCGTGGAGAACCACAACCGGATGATCCGCCGTTTCTTCCCAAAAGGCACAGACTTCTCCAAGATCAGCAAAAAGAGGATAGCTGCGGTCCAGGACTGGATGAACAACTATCCTCGAAAAATCTTGCAATGGCAGACGCCGAATGAAGCAGCGGCATAGGTCAGCATTTCGGGAATGTCTTTTCGGGAAGCTCATGCCGGTAACGGGTATCGAAGAGCTTGTAGTATGGACGCCGCCAAAAGAGCTTGATACCACCGGCGAGAAAGTGGACGTAGTAGAACATCTCCGTTTCCTGATGGGTGAGCTCGTCAATGCCTATCTTCCGGCCAATGGTCTTGATATAGGAGAGATCACGGATAAGGGGAAAGCGTTTTATCTCATAATGACAGACGGCCAATTTCCGAATCTTGATGTCAACATCGGTAGACTGGGAGAAGAAAGCAATATCCGCCTGATAGTGACCGTGGTTCTTGAAGAAATAGACCTGTTCATCAGTCATTTTCATTTTACGGTTATCAAAGTCTACACCAGCTTCATCAATGATGATAAGACAGTCCTCCATGAGGTATTTACCTATATCGTCTTTGGTAATCTGAAAAGTACCACGAATAGGAAAATTGCTGTACACAGCACGGCCAGCAGTAAGAGCCTTTTTTGCCAGCTTTGCAGCGTAGGTAGATTTACCAGAACGAGGCAGGCCAAAATAAAGATAAATGCCGGTATCATAAGGCTTGACAGGACGATAGACGAAACGCCAGAAATACTGGTGATAGCACCACTTGACGAAGTAAGAAACATTCATAAAACCCTCCGAAGCATAGGGGAAAAGCGCGGGGGTGCATTCGCACTCCCCCGCGCTTTTTTGTTACACGCGCTGACGGAACAGACGGGACAGCAGGCCCACAGAAATACCCACCAGCGGGACGGCGATAACGCCGAGGACCAGCAGATCAGAGCCGACAATAGTATCGGTCAGGCCGGTGACGGTCACAGCACTTTCACCTGAGCCGATCGAGCCGCCGGTGATCATGGTCATGACGGCAGAGAAAAACGTGGTGATCTTCGTGATGAGAGCAGACATAGCAAAAACTCCTTTCGATGTAGATGGTCAGGCGTTACACGCGCTGACGGAACAGGCGGGACAGCAGACCCACAGAGATACCCACCAAGGGGACGGCAACAACGCCCAGAACCAGCAGATCATCACCAACAATGGTAGTGGTCAGAGTGGACACCATGCCCATGACGCCACTGAAGAAAGTGGCGATGGTAGCGACCAAAGCAGCCATGCAAAAACCTCCCTTCTATCGTTTGATACGGAAAACTCTGAAAAACAGAGAGATCACAAGAACACATAGGACCATGCAGAAGCAGTACCAGCCGACACCCTCAGAAAGGAAATCAGACAAAGCAGACAGCATGGTGACCAGCATGGAAGAAACATCACTTAGACCTCCCAAGGAACACACCTCCTAACAGTCTGAAGAACGAATAAAACAGAATCAGGAACGCCAAGCAGCCGCCGATCCAGCAAAAGTCTACACCGGCAAGGCCGGAGACGGCAGAGACATTACCGGCGCTGTCTGTTGCCATGAGCGGCTGATAATCGCCGAAAATGCTTTGCACAGATGCAGCCAGACCGGTATGATCCCCACGCTGATAGGTATACGTATCCGGTGTGGCAGGTTCAGCAGCAGGCGCAGCATTGATAACAACAGTATTGGCTGGCGTCTCTGGTGCAGCAGTATCATCCGCTTCGAGGGCAGGATCATCCGTATAAAGCACAGAGCCATCCATATCGTAGACCGTGGTATAACCACGATCTGTATCTTCATCAGGATCGAGCGCGGGGACTAAAGCCCAGTCCGGTATATCGTTATCCGGTTCAGCAGCGTAAGCATCCACGCAGGCACCGACAACGCCCAGGATCACAGCCAACACGATCAACAAAGTCTTAGGCTTAAACGAAAAGCCAATGTGCATTCTCATTTTTCTTTACCTTCCTTTCCTTTGGGGAGAGACGGAGGAGACGCCACAGACGAGCCGATGAGTCGACCGATGATATAAAATGCCAGGTCAACAGCGACAGCGGCCATAGCGATGACCCAGAACGGAATATTCAGGATGGGAATATTAATGGAGAATATATCCCAGGCCCATCCCAGCAGGGACTTGATCGCCAAGGATAAACTTGCCATAGCATCCATGTTATCACCTACTTTTTCCAGAATAGAACAAGATCAGAAATGCATTTGATGATGAGCAACACGATCTTGATAAACAGGAACACCAGCAGCAGAGCGGCCAGCGCATAGATAGCAGTGGCAAGACCTTCCGGCAGCCAGCTGACACCAATAGCGACCTTCTCCAGCATCAATCCCACCTCGCTATCAAAAGGATCAGCGACACGATCAGCACCGCTGAAACAGAATAGAGTATGCAGCCCTGCAAACCGGAAGGCATAGCAGTAAAGACCGAACGAATAAAGTGCAGGAACGTATAGAGATAAGATTCCATAACGGCACCTCCTACAACAGGCCATCCAGCTTTGTGACATCGGCAGCACCGAAAGCGTCCTTGAAAGCGTTCTTCCAAAGCCACTTGAACATACCGCTGACTTTTTCGATTCCTTCTTTGGAGCGATCCGCTACATCATTCTCATCGTCCAGCTGGTAGACGTTGGTGAGATATGTGTTATTCGTAACCACGTTGACAACTGTAGCCTGCGACTTATTGATGAGCGTATCCAGACGGGAAACGATAGGATCCAAATCGGGCAAAACACCGACTTGCAGATTATTGATAGCAGCGATAATATCCGCCGTCTGGGTGTAGCTGTCGTAGGTCTCATATTTGGCAGTGATACGCAGCATCTCCGCCGAGATGGTGCTGTCACCCTCTGGAATAGCGATAGTGGGCCGCAGGTCCAGATACGTGGTAACACTTTCGCCAGCCAGAGCGTACCAGACTTCCAGCGGCTCACCGGCTTTGTACTTAATGGACAACCATTTTTTCCAACCGTCAAGGCTGGTGGAGCTGTCCTGAAAACGAATATACTTGCCGTAGTGCGAGAAATAACCGGAAGTTACCGTTTTCGTACTATCATCAGCCAAATCAAAAGCGCTGGTGTACGTCTTAAAGCCATACCGACTTGACCACATGGGCATAGACAAGGTATTATCAGGGATACAGGAGACAGAGAACAACGAAGCATCATTCGCACGGATGGAGCGAACCCAATTTTCCGAACCATCAAAGACGATAGACTTGATACGCTGCACATACTCGCCGGTAACGGCATTGTAGGTATCCGACAGATAGTAGGTACTGCCGGACTTCCAGACGCCTGCGGCCAAGACAGGGTCAGCGGAGATATACGCGGGGATGGAAGCGCCCAGCGGGATAGAGCGCAGCTCCGGAGCGCCGAGAGTTACGGGAGCATCCGACAGGGTATAGTTCAGCGGCATAGTCAGGAGATGGGGATTTTGGCGGCGGGCGCTGCCCCAGAAAACCACATCCTTCAGCTCACCGCCGACAGCGGACTTGAT